GGCTAAGTTCCAGTCTGAGCGCTATTTGCATAACACGCAGATTCAAAGCTCAATGATTAGCGGTGTGACTAACTCACCAACCATCACTCACAAATTTCTAGCAGACACCACGGTTGCCGTTGGTGACTTTATCCTGATGTGCAAACTACCTGAACGCTCAGCGATTCTAGGTATTGAAGTGGTGTGTAGCGCATTGGGCGCTGGCATCACCGCTGACATTGGTACTATGGATGCCGATGAAACTGATATCGATGCCAAGTTCATTGCTGATGGCAACCTTGCCGCGCAGAAGTGGATTAAGATCAATGACAATGTGATTGAAGGTCGACTGGCGAAGATTCACAACCGTCCAACGACTATCGCTATTAAGTTAAAAGGCGCTGGCACGATTCCAAAGGGCTCGTTCATTCACGTCACACCGCATTACCGTCACGCCAACAACGACGAGTAAGCGACTACTGGTAAGTCATTAAAGCCCACAACGCGAGTCGCTGTGGGTTTTTCCATTTCATCTACTTATTAAAAAGGAGCCATGTCATGGCTGACGATAAAAAGAACGACGACGCTCAAGAGAGTGTTGAGCAGCAATCAACACCTATTCAATGCCTACTGCGTCGTAAGGGCGGCACTAAGGTCACATTCGGTCACAACCTTGTGAACCAAAAGACTTACCACTTCAAGCCACTAGACAGCGACGACGAAAATTCACCGCATGTCTGTAACGTGGGCGATGAAGAGCACGCAGATCGACTGCTATCAATCCGTGAGTCATACCGCCTGTATCGTGGCGATGCAAGTTATGTTGATAAGATTGAAGTCACCAAAGGCGCGGCTATTGATGAGAGTGCATTTACCAATCGCTTTGATGACATTTTGTCTATCGACTTTGAAACCGCTGAAAACGATACCGTGAAGGACTGGGCGAAAGAAGTGTTAGACCTCACCCCATCACACAGCGCTAAGATTCGTGAGAAGGCCGCCAGTCTCGATGTTGAAGAGAAGAAAGGCGACAACATGAATGAGCTGCTACGCAAAATCGGTAAAGCGATGCAAGAGGAAGAGCGTGCCGCCAACGATCAAGCCAGCAAAGATAAGTAGCAGGGCTACTAAATACCACTCACATTAGGATGATACCGCTATGTTTAGTAGTCAAGATTTATTGAATGGCGTGCGCATGACGCAGCTAAATGACCCAGAAGCAATCACATGGTCAGATTCAGCGCTTATTATTGCGCTTAATCAAGCATTGCTTATGCTGGCACTGGTAAGACCTGATGCCACTTCAAGAATTGCAGAGATTGATCTGGCTAAAGGTTCGCGCCAATTTATCCCTGATGATGGAGAGCGCTTGCTTCGCGTAGTACGTAATATTACTGCATTGGGTGAAACTGGTCGCGCTGTACGATTGGTGCAGCAAGAGGACATGGATAGTATGTCTCCTGACTGGCACAACACAGAAGGCACCATTGTCAAAGAGTATATGTTTGACGCCAGGTCGCCTAAGCACTTCTATATTTACCCCACTGTACCTGCTGGCAGTAAAGTTGAGATTGAATATAGCAGCTATGCTGATAACGTGACCGAGCTAAACGCTGGCGATCCATTACCTGTATCGGCAGTATTCGCACAGCCTGTGCAGGAATTGATGCTTTACAAGTTGTTGTCTGGTGACGCTTCAAACGGTGCAAGCGGCACAGACCACCTACGTGTGGCAATGGAGTTGTTAGGCGTGAAAGACGTGCAAGACGAGCGCGTATCGTCAGCAAGACGCACATCAATTTAATAGGCGGTATTTATGATCCATCTTGATGAGTTTGTCGATGGGGTGAGTGTCCACTTGGGTAATGCAGATTCGAGTAATGTACCAAGACTCGCTATCGTGTTTGCAGCAAGGCAGGCGCTCAAAAGGTTTTGTGATGAAAGCTTTGCTTATGTTGTCAATGCCTTTGATCCGCTTATTGATATCAATAGACCATTAACCGATTCAGATTTAGCGCTAACACGGCTGGATAAGCGCTGTGAGCTTAGCTTGCCAGCAAATACCCATATCATCAAGGTATGGCGTTTGACGGATAACCACTGCGAGCATGATAGCTGGCTGGCAAGTGCTCGCTATGGCTATCCCGATATCATCACCTTAAATGACAAGCGGCGCCATACCGATAACGTCGTCGTATCTCTATCCGTCAGTCAAACAACTGAGGAATGCCCGGACTATCTTTTCAATCATTACTATGATGGCTTGTTATCTGGCACGCTTGCTTACTTGCAGATGATGCCAAACCGTGAATGGGCGGTGCCAAACTTGGCGCAAGACCACTATGCGCTATTTGAGAAAGCCATTCAGAAGGCCAAGATTGATGTAAGTAATGGGTTTTTAAAAGATAGACCAATGAATGAGATACCAGCCAACTTTGTTTGATATAATAAACTCACTAATAAGGAGATTATTATGGCTAGCTTACAGTGGCAAGAAAGAAAAGAGGATAGTAAGGGTTCTGGCTTACACGCGGAAGGCGACGACGCTTTTTTTATTATTATCAATGCACCAAAAGAAAGCGTTTGCAGGGTTTTTATTGTAGAAAAGGGTGTAGGTCCTAAGGCTCAAACTGTCCTTACCAACCGAGATACAGCCAAGGAATATTGCGAATTTCTTAACGATGGGAGAACAGATATAGGTGGTAACGACATGCTACTTATGATGATTGATAACGCAGAAGCCTTGTCATTGCTCGGTGTTAAACAAGGGGATTATCGTGACTAACAAAGCATTGGTTGAGCAGTTAATGTATGACGGTATGCTAGGGTCTGTCATGCCAGCACAAACTATGAATAGCTTACTTGTGACTCACCTTATAAAAAACGGATTCATCAAAAAAGATGAGTATGTGGCAGATGTAGAACAACTCAGGGATGAAACTGTCTATAGGCTAACTACTGAGAGTGGTCATAGAATCGGCAAGCAGCGAGCGCAGGCGATACAAGCAGAGCTTAATTTGCACATCAATGCTATCAAAGAGGCTGGCGTGTCAGCACACTGCTATATTAAAGACGGTGAAGAAACCAATGCACCGCCTGACAGCGATTCAGATAGCTACGTTCGAGAATACCCTAACCACTTTATATTTATTAACAAGAAAACCGGCAAAGAAACTAAGGTTGATAAATAAAACCTAAAACAAAACATAGAAAAGTCACCCAAGCGGTGGCTTTTTTATTACCAGTAACTTAATACATCCGCATATGTGGCTGTCTTTTTAACAAAAAAAGGAGCTGCTATGCTCAAGTTTAAACACGGTATCCGTATTAAGGGACGGGTGCTATGGTTCTTCGCCTTAACTTTATCGATCATGACCAAGGTGATGGCAGCAGACACGACGATGATAACGGCTGAAACTGTTATTGTGGTTAACAAGTATGGAATGGGTGCGCCCTTCCTTATTAGCTGGCTGCCCGTCTGGATATTTGCGCTGGCAGGCGGTATTGGCGCAACCTTCATCAAGATACCTGAGATTGATAAACACTTTAGATACCTGATGATATCCAAACCCTTTTTGGGTCTATTTGGCGGTATCGCCTTGTGTCTTTTGGTATCAGATGGCAGTGAGCCACCACAGGTCGCATTGACAGCTTATGCCTTGATTGCGTCCTTGTTGTCCGCACCAATACTGCAAGCATTAATAGCAGTCGTCACGATACCAAAAAATCAAGCTGGTTTTTTCAATAGCGTCAACCCTTTTAAGTTTAAGATCGTGGTAGCGGATGATAACAAGGAGCCTAAAAATGGCAGCAATAACGAGTAGTTCGATTTTGTGTGCCATTGGTGCCGCGTATGGATTGTACGTATTGATCAAGCATTTAAAAGTGATCAAACGCGATGTACCAACAGAGATGCGCTACGCCTTCCCTATTATATGCGGGACGCTTGCATGGATAAGCGCTGGCTATACTTTTTACGCTATGGGAATCAGTAGCCATATCGATGTCCCTAGGGTCGCTATGTTGGTCAGCTGGTGTATGCTGGCAGGCCAATACCGACAAAAGTATAAGCACTGCAAAAGACCCTATAAAAAACAACCATAAAAAAACGCCTCCTTTTTGGGGGCTTTTTTACGTCTGGAGAAAAGTTTTGAGTGAATACTATATTGAGATCGCGCAGTCCAAGCTAAAAGAGGCCGGCTTGTATGATGGGCTGATTGACGGTGATTTTGGCAAGGCGTCACTGGGCGCTGTTAAAAAAGCATTAGACAAAGCAGGGTACATGCCAGCAAAGGTATCACAAGGCAGCACTAAGCCAGTCCAATCAACCGCGCCAGCATGGGTGGTTGAGGCGCTAAAGCATATCGGTCTAAAGGAGATTGTAGGGCCAAAGCATGAACCCACTATTATTTCTTGGGTTAAAAAATTAGGCGGTTGGTTCACGACTGACGAGATACCGTGGTGCGGTACTTTCGTGGCGCAGTGCCTACAAGAAGCCAAGCGCGGCTACCCTAAGCACTGGTATCGCGCATTGCCCTACGCTGATTACGGCACGCGCTTGGCCGAGCCAGCCTATGGGTCTATCGGTGTAATGGCGCGTACTGGCGGTGGTCATGTCACGTTTATCGTAGGTGAAACCAAAGATGGTAAATACTTGGTTGGGCTTGGTGGCAATCAATCAAATGCGGTCAATCTTGCAAAGTTCCCTAAGTCGCGCTTCACCGCGTTTGTATGGCCCACCTATGACAACGGCGTGGCGTCTTCACCTTATCCTAGTCGCTACAACTTACCGACCTATGACAACAGCCTGAAAGTATCAACCAACGAAGCGTAACAAAAAAGGCGGAGCGCAATGCACATACGGATCAATGATTTTGCTGGCACGTTTCCAAAGATGCACCCAACTAAGCTGCCGGACCACGCCGCGCAGTCATGCCAAAACG